CATTAAGACCTAAAGATTTAACTAGTTCTACCTTAGTAGCAGACGGTATTCTCGCTAACATACAACAAACTTTAAGAGGTGTTATTGGAATTAGTGGATTTAATTTTGCTGGTATTCAAGGATTGTTAGCTAGTAGATCAGCTTTTGACAATGTTACTGATTATTATGGTAAAAAAGCAGCACTTAAATTAGTAGAATTTACAGGTAATACTGCAGTAGTAACAAGCCCTTTATTAAAAGCAATTCGTGGAGGGCCACAAGCTCTTAACACTGTACAGAACGTACAAAACTTACAACAACCAGTAGGTTCTGAAGGTAGAACAAATTTACTTGGTAGCATACCAGGTGTAGGTAATACAATAAAAATGTTACCTGAATTTGCAATGCAAAATAACAACGAACAACGAAAAAACATAAGCCCTGAGTATATACAATATGCTAAAAATTTAGGGTTATTAGATTAATTAACTAGGAGAATAATACAATGGCTGGAACAGGCGTAGGAAAATTTAGTTCAACTGCAGGCAGTAATACTGCTAATATGACAGTGAACTTTGCAGAGAACATGGCACCGAGTAACGTAAATAATGCGGCTCGTGAGCTTATGGGTCACATGCGAGACATGTACGAACAAATTGGAGACGGATACTTTGAGTTTGGTGACGGAGACGGTGTATATACAATAGCACGTGTTGATGCTGACACACTAACTGTAGCTACGTCTGCTGATTTGTCTGCTGTTTATTTTGCAGGTAGAAAGATTAGAGTAATTGATGGCGGTGCTAATGTAGTAGAAGGTACTATTACATCTACATCGCATGGTTCTAGTTTACAAACTATTAACTTAACAGGTATTACTTTAGCTTCTGGCACTCCTACCAAAGTTGAATTAGGTATAGATACTGCTGCGTTTGGTGGTAAAATTATCTTAGATGACGATGGTGATACATTTATTGAAGCTCCTACTGATGATACTATTGATATCCATATAGCAGGTGCTAAAGACTTTGTATTTACAGCCAATACATTTACTGCTGAATCAGGTAGTACGATTGCTGCACAAGCTCTTACAGCTACTACTGTAACTGCTAGTGGTGAGATAGATGGTGGTAGTTTAGATATTTCAGGTGCTGCTGATATTGACGGTACTACTAACCTTGATGTTGTAGACATTGATGGTGCTTTAACTCAAGATGGTGGTGCAGTATTTAACGAAGCATCTGCTGATGTAGATTTTAGAGTAGAATCCAATGGCAATGCTAATATGTTATTTGTAGATGGTGGTAATGATGCAGTTAATGTTGGAGGCACAACATCTGCAGGAGGTAAACTAAATGTAGAAACTAGTGATGATAGTGATTCTATTGTAATGGTATGTACTGCTACAAACGCTAGTGAAGGGCCTGTACTTAAATTTAAAAGAGATAATAATAGTGGAGATAATGGAGACGCAACTGGATCTATTAAATTTCAAGCTGAAAATGATGCTAACCAACAAACTGTTTATTTTGAACTTCAATCAGCTACTATAGATGTTGCTGATGGTTCTGAAGATGGTCGTTTAGTTTTTCAAAAAATGCTAGGAGGTTCGGCTGTAAATGTATTAGATTTTTTAGAAACTGAAACTGTTTTTAATGAAGATTCAAATGACCAAGACTTCCGAGTAGAATCTAATGGTAATGCCAATATGATCTTTGTTGATGGCGGTAATAACCACGTTAACATAGGTACTGCTACTGACTTAGGTGGCACACTAAATGTTAATGGCCCTATATTAATGGCTGAATCAGACACACTATTATTAAGAATAACCTCAAGTGGTAGTGATGTAAAATTTCAAAATAGAGTAGCAGATAAAGATATAAGTTTTGAAGGAATTGATGGAAGTTCAGCTATTACAGCTTTACATTTAGATATGGCAACTGCTGGTACAGCTACATTTAATGATAATATTGTTATGGGAACTGCTGGAAAAGGAATTCATTTAGGAGTTACTTCTGCAACAGCAGCTAACTTACTTGATGATTATGAAGAAGGCTCATATACACCAGCCATGACAGTAAACTCAGGTTCATTAACAGTACACGGCAGTCATAATACTTTAGCTTATACTAAAATTGGTCGTGTAGTTCACGTACAAGGAGAAATTAGATTTAGTGCTATATCTAGTCCATCAGGTGCATTTAGTATGAGCATACCCTTTGCGGTTGCAGATTTAGCAGAAGGCTCTGCTAGATTTATGTCATCACCAATAGGTCAATCAGGTTTTGGTGGTACACCAGATGGTACACTTTTTGCTAAAAACACCAACGAGGGAACTACCACTATAGCTATCCAAACCTCAGTATCAGGTGACGGTAGTGATGATAATGTAAATGCTAACCAAGTTAGTACAAGTACTGAATTTATATTTTCATTTACATTCATTGCAGCATAATTAATTAACAACGGAGAATAAAACAATGGCAATAACTAAAGAAATAATAGTTGATAAAGTAGAAGTTGTAGGACAATACAACGCATTACAAATCAAATACAAAACAAGAATAAAAGAAGATGATAAAATTATCTCAGAAAGTGCTTCAAGAGAAGCATTTGATTGCGGTACAATTACTGGTGATGATAATACTTGGGTAGATACTGATGTATCTGCTAAAAACCAAAAAATTAAAGACATCGCTGGAGCAGTATGGACATCTACAGAAAAAGATGCCTTGAAAGCAAAGTTAATAGCTGATAAAAGTTAGTAAACAAAGGAGAAACTATGTTTACAATAAACGATAAAGAATACGATCAAACTACATTATCTGATAAAGGTAGAGGAGTCTTTGATAAATTAATTAGACTTGGTGAGCAAAAAGCTGACCTAGATATCTTAATAAATTTTTGGACAGGACAGCTTCAAGCTCAACTGCCTAAAGAAGAACTTGCTGAAGATGACGGAAAGTCAGAATAGAGAAGCCATTATCCGCATTGAGGGTAAACTAGAGCTAATGGATAATAAGCTCAATACCCTCAAGGATAATCATCTATTTCATATCGAAAAAGATATGCGACAATTACGGACTTTAGTGTGGACTATTGGCATTACCGTATTTGCCCAGATGTTATTCTTGATTATTAGATCATTTAGCTAGTATTGCACATATAGGGTAAAGTAGTGTATAAATAGGTATGTCTAAAAACTCAGTCATACTAGTTATTTCAGATACACACTGTCCTTACCATCATCCAGATTTAATTTCATTTCTTACTGCTATTAAAAAAAAGTACAAGCCTGATCGTGTTATACACATTGGTGATGAAGTTGATTCTCATGCCATAAGTTTTCACGACAGTGATCCTGATTTATACAGTGCAGGTGCCGAACATCAAGCCTCACTACCTACCATACATGAAATGGAAAAACTGTTTCCTAAAGTAGATCTGATGGACAGTAATCATGGTTCGTTAGTCTATCGTAGACAGAAGGCTAGTGGTTTGCCAAGAGCTGCCATGAAGTCTTATAATGAGTTCTTACAAGTAGGGACTGGTTGGAAGTGGCACGATGATCTCCTTATCACCATGTCCAATGGTCAAGAGGTTTACTTCTGTCATGGCAAGTCAGCTAACGTGTTAAAGGTAGCACAGCAATATGGTTGTCCAACAGTGCAAGGCCACTATCATTCATCTTGTTCAATACAGTACTGGGGAAACCCTAATAATTTAAACTGGGGTATGCAAGTAGGCTGTCTTATAGATGCTAAGTCACTAGCTTTCGAGTATTGCAAAACCCAAAAGTCTCGACCTATTATTAGTTGTGGTATCATCATAGATGGTTTACCAAAATTGTTACCAATGGTCTTGTCAAAGGGTGGTAAATGGAATAAAGTCTGTCCATGAGTTCGTTTTATGAACAAGTTGGTGGTGAACATTACTTAGACTTCAAGATTCAACCTATGGAATTTTTTATAAAGAATAAAATAGGTAAAGCTGAAGGCGATGCTATTCAGTATATTATTAGAAAAAAAGGCTCTCGAATTGAAAACCTCAACAAAGCAATACACGTATTGCAAATGTTGATAGAATTAGAAAATGACTGAAGTGGCAAGATTTCAAACACCAAACAGAATGTACTCACATAATGTGAGAATTACAGTAGACGAAAATCCTCTCAATGCTATCCTTGATTATGTATTTGATAAAAATGGAATTTTACCTGTAGCTGTATGGATTAAAACTAAAAAGTCAGAGTCTACATTAGATAGAGAACTTCGCAGTTCTAGTAAGGCAGTATCATTACTATTACAGTATGGCTGTCCACTAAAAGATATTTCGGACACTTTTACTAGAGATAGTATTATAGGTTCAGTAATTTGGTACATAAATAAAAACATAGAAGATATTCTTTCAGGTAATCAACCTGACAAGACTCCCAACTTATCGACCCAGCCGACAGGATATACAATTAAATAGGAGGCACTAATGCCATTTGAAATGATTACCATGCTGGGTAGTACCATGCTTGGTGGATTGATGACTGTATGGTCGCAATCTATTAAAGCCAAACAATCTGAACAAAAAATGTTATTGGCAAGAGCTGATAAACAAGCAGAGATATTTAAAGAAGCACGTGAATACGAAAACGTAGGCTTCCAGTGGACTAGACGTATTATTGCTTTAACAGCAGTATTCTCGATTGTAGTCTTACCAAAGATACTTCCCTTAATAGACCCACAAGCACAAGTGATTGTAGGTTACACAGAATTTAAACCTGGCTTTTTATTTTTAGAAGGTAAAGAAATTATGAAGTGGGTACCTATGGCACATAGAGGTATCGTCATAACCCCATTAGATACTAACCTTGTATCAGCTATTATTGGTTTATACTTTGGTGGATCATTAGTTAAAAAATGATGTTCTTTGTTATAACCATCATGCTGACATTTAGTGGTGGAGAACAACTTACTAGAGAATATAAATTAAAATCATTTGACGATACTTGGGCGTGTTGGGAATTTATCACTGACCATAAGGTTGAGTTATTAGCTCCACACCTTATTGACTACGGTGATGAGATGACAGGTTTTGAATTTTACTGCGAGAGCAGATATGGAGAAGAAGTATGATGAGAAGTATAGGTATAGCTGTAGTTATCACAGTAGGTATGTTGTGGGCTTTTAGTGCATTAATGGATTCTGCAATAGCAGATGTTACTAGTTCTGGTGCAACTGACAATGATCAGGTAAATTCTAGTGGCTCAAATACAGCCATAACAGGAGGCTACTCATCTTCTGCTAGCACTACCTATAGCACAGGATCAAGTAGCAATACCAATACAACTAATACAACTAATGCATACACTGGTGATTCCAGAGTAGTACCTAGTGCATCAGCTCCTGCTATATCTAGTATGTCGCAAGACTTATGTACTGTAGGTATATCTGCTGGTGGTCAAACTTTTTCGTTTGGTGCTAGTCTTGGTATGACGAAGCGTGATTTAAATTGTGAAAGACTTAAACTAGCTAAAGCTCTGCATGACATGAACATGAAAGTTGCTGCGATTGCTATTATGTGTCAAGACTCAAGAGTGTTTAGTGCAATGCACATGGCAGGTACTTACTGTCCTTACAATTCAAAAATTGGTAGTGAAGCAAAAACTGAATGGGAAAAGTATGGTAAGCTAAGACCAGACTATGAGGAGTATGTTAAGACTCTACGCATTACAGAACAAATAGATAATGAAATATTAAAGGATATAGATGATAGTCAGGTTATTAATTATTCTGGTGGTACTATTAAACTCGGTAACGAGTAACGCAGACGTAGTTACAATTACAGAGAACCTACCTAATCCGGGTGACAAGACTACTACCACAGTTACATACAATACTAGCTACACTACTACTGGTAATCTAATTAGTCAGGACTTTACTGATGGTACTTGGTTTGGAACTAATCAGTCAACTAGACATGGCAATGGAACTATTGCAGGTGTACATGGTAAGTATGTAGAAACAAAAATACATCAAGCAGATGGTGGTTTAAGTAATAGTTTATCTGAAGGCTTTACATCTAAGTTAGCTGCTGACATTTGGTTTTGGAATAAGAATCAACAGTCTGTAATAATGAGTCAGTCATATACTAATGATGCTGATGAGACGACTACACAAACTAGAACAATCTCAAGTAATGCTACTACTGCCTATACTAACTACGAAGATATAATGAGTATCGGTGCTAACACTAGTACCAATGGTTCTGTTAAAGTTAGATTTGATTTTACACATGAGATAACTAGTGGACACAGAGCTGCAGATATTAAGAATCCTGCATTGAGTCTTACCTATGGTACTACTACAAGCAGTAGCTCTAGTGCAATCACCTATTGTTGGGAACGTACACCTAACACTTGTCCTCAAGCAGTAGAAGATATAGCTGATGTAATTGTAGATATTGAAGATGATCTGGTAGATATAATTGTAGACATTGAACAACCAAAAATAGAGATAGTTATAGATGTACCTGATTATACATGGGAGCCTGAAGAAATAGAAATAGATGAGCCTGTATTTATCGTGGCTTCTATACCAGTTAACATACCTATGCCTGAACCAGAACCAGACATTCCTGAAGAAGAATTTAACACAAAAGAAATTACTGATGCATACGATCCTATCCCAGTTGTGGAAACAACAACTGCACCTGAACCCGCAGCTCCAGAACCAGAGGCCGATCCTATTGCAGTGGTGGAGCAAGTTGATGAACCAGTTGAAGAGCAACCCAGTAGCGAAGAAGTTATTGCAGAGCAACCAATTCAAGAAACAGATAGTCCAAAACAAGAAGAAGTTGTCGAGGCAGAAGTTGAAGAAGAACGACCAGAACCTACTGACGAACCAATGGAGGAAGATATAGTTGCTGCAGAAGAACCTGAAGTAACTGAAGAAACACCAGAAGTATCTGTTGATGTAGTCGCAGTTGAAAAATATATTGATGGCAAAGTACAAAGCCAAATAGAAAAGATTGAAGCTACCTTAGTGGTAGTTAATGAATTAGTTAGTCGAGCTATGGTATCTAACCAAGTAGATATATCTAGTTACGCTACTATGAACAATGCTATCTTTGACAATAGACAATTAGCTGATGGCAATCCTGCGTTCTTTAATCAGATCGTATTGGCTGGTTACAGCAAAAACATATACAGCGATCAAGTATCTTTAGGTTCTATTGATCCTATAGCACAACACAATATTAAGGTTAATATTGCTAAAGACAAAACTAACCAAGCATATTTTAAATTAAAAGCATTATTAGAGGCAAGACAATGATTGAAAAATTACAAAAGATAGGACTATTGATAACTTTGGTCTGTACAATAGGTGGTGGATTTTACACTTGGGGTACATTTAACCAAAGACTAGACGCTATCGAAAAGAAAAAGTTTACTGTAAATAAAACAGTAGATTTAACTAAAGTATATACATCTATTGAGTCTTTGAAGGCTGACATTAAAATTAATGGAGCAGCTTTAGAATATTTAGAATCAATGATTAATGAAATGAAAGTATCACAAGGCAATCCGTTACTTAACTAACGCATAAACCTTTTTAGCATTTCTGTTGGATCAATCTTATCATTTGCTAAAACTTCTTGGTAGAGTCTATAAACAAAGTCACCATGTAAGTTAGCCAATGCACATACTATTTTAAAATCTTCATCTTGTTTCTCAAACC